AAGTAATCTATGGAGTCCGACAATGACTTGTTTAGATTCATATGATCTACATATAATTGATTGGCATCCGCAAAGCTTATGTTATTACCGCCTTGGTCAATAGCAGGTCTCATGACAGGTGGTATAACAGGCATATGACTAATCGTATATGCGTGGGCAGGATTCTCGAAACCTGTAGCTTTTAAGCCCATCAAGTACTTAGCTCTATCGATCTCGTCATTACGTCTAGATACGGAAGTAGCTTTAGTAGAGTTATCCACGGCTGCCCGCAACGCCTTATCAGTATTGATCTCACCGAGAAGTGCTCTGAATGCGTTTCCACCAACTAGGATAGAATCTTCATTGTATTCATCCGAGGAAGCTTTTTTGACCCTACCAATCATAGGTGTATGTATACCAGACTCGCTGATATGGATATCACGAATCTTCTTCTTAGTAGAGGTGTCAAATAATGTATATACGCCAGGCTCAGATTTCTGTACACCATGAGCACCGGATACTAGACCATCGTATTCACCAGCAGACAATCCTAGTATGGACTTCACTGGTGACTCAAATAGAGGATTTACAATAGGCTCTGCTAAGGTATAGTGAGACCACTTATTGCCTGTCGGGCCGCCTGTAATAGCGATATCATATAAACCGCCCTTGTCAGGTTCCATGTTGCGTGCATTAAACCGCAAAGGCTTAACCTCACGATTACTCATCTGAAGAATCTTGTGATCTGTAGTAGGTGCCAAGGATATGGTATCCTGGTCTGTCCGTACGTCTACACCAGATGCTCTGAGATAGTCAAAGAACTTCTGCGTGGCAAAAGTCATCTTTGGTTTAGGCAATGGCTGTCCAGTCATGAATTTGTGCCAGAAGTCGGTATTCTCTTCAGACTTCAGGGTAGCCATCTCTTTAAGATTTTTACGGGCATCAGATCCCAATAATCCTAAGAACTCCATATATGCAGAGCGCTTAGAACCTTCTTCGCCGCCTTTGGTTGGCTGCTTCCACGAATCATAACCTCCAATATTTCTAGCAGAGTAGTTCTGATCCGTCGTCTTATATAGCTTAAAGATATACTGAGGCCCACCTAGTACATTCTGCATCTCTTTGCCGGTCACAGGATCTACTATGGTATCCGCATCCTTTAATCCGTGAGCTGATAACTCCGAACGCAATGTCTTCAAGTTATTGTCATTGGAGAAATTATTAACTAAGTATTGTTTGCCGGTCTTTTGTGCTATACGCCCTGCTACTGTCTCCATAACCTGACCTAAGTTAATACGTGAGGTAACGGATGCTGGGTTCAATAGCATATCCACAGGCTTACCCGTATCTTTGTTATACGGCATCTTGGAGTCAGGCAATATCAAAGACACAATGCCTTTGTTGCCATGCAATCCGGTGAGCTTGTCCCCTATTTCCAAAGGCTTCACTGACCTACATACAACGCGGATATTTCTAGATTCCGTATGTATATCTACGACTTCACCAGGCTCTTCGTGCTCCCAATGCTCAACGACCTGGTTAAATGGTTTTACCAAACTCTTGTGCAACCTACCATACATCTTATCTTCAGCGGTTGGGGTGCGCTTCTCAAGTAAAGCCCATATAGGATCGCCTTTCATCAATTTAGTACCAGGCAATACGAAACCTCTATCATCGAGCTTCGAAAGTTGCTGAGCACTGAATACATCTGGAAAGTATCTATGGAACAGTACTTTAGAAGTAACCGTATCCATCTTCAGAGAATAGTCATATTTATAAGCATGTAAGCTATCAAGACCTTTAGCGGCAGACTCACTAATAACAAGACCGTCTTCATGGTTGTAACCTTTATATGGTAAATACGCTACAGTAAGATTCTTGCCTAGAGACAATTCCCCGTTAACAGTGTAGTTGTTATCTACTAAGCACTGTCCTTTAACTACGCGATCGCCTTCTTTTACTAGAATCTTCTCATCGTCCAAGAATCCTTTTTGGTTAAAAGGTAGATTTTTTACAAAAGGAACTACTACTATCTTCCCGGACTCGGAATCATATATCTTTATCTCTTTACCATCAGTAGACTTGACAACACCATTTACAGGGGATTTAGTGGCTATCATGCCGCCTATAAATTTGGTATAGGTAGTTCTCTCGGATCCTTTACCCTGCGCAGTAGACACTAACGGTGCCTGTCTTTCTTTCAAAGACAACGCTTGAGTAATAGCTTTGCCAGCCATCGTCAATCTTCCAGGATGGTTGCTGTTAAGGAACGGTACTAGGTTAGTAGTAATAGTATAGGTATCCGAGGGAGCTGGAAGCCAATAATCTACATCCTTCCTAGGTACGTTGCGTAATACACCATGGACTTGGGCTTGAACCTCTTCTTTACCCTCTTGACCTGGGAATCCAATAATAGAGCTGATAATTTGACGAGTAGAGATATGAGTATACTTACCATTTCTATCAATGACTCGGGCATACATATTACCCTCATCATCTCTGGCGGCATTGATGGTGAACCGTAAGTCTACCCCCGCATTCTCTGATTCTGGAGTACGGCTAGGATCTAAGATACCTAAGTGAGTAGGATCTATGTTACGGGTCTTTACTGATCTAGCCTTTTTAATGTCGATACCGCCTTCGCCAGGGCCTAGTACAGTAGCCTTAGCAACTGTCTCTAAGCTATCTATAGGATTGGTTTCAGAAGGCGTAAATGACAAGGTAGAATCTGTTACAAATTTCTGAAACACCTTGTTGTATGGTTTAGAGATAACGGCATTTTTAATCTTAGGCGCATCGTGATCTAAGTATTCTAAGTTTCTTTTAATCTTACGACTTGCATCGGTAACATTCTCATGCTCCTTACCTTGTTGGAAACGACGAGATATGAAGTCAGGCAGGTTGTGTACCTTCTTAAATACCAAAGAGTCTCTATTATCCTCTTCTCTCTTGCCTTGGTGGATGTCAATCAAGTTGCGAGCAGTAATAAGCAACACCTCTGGGGATACGTGAGAGAATGACTTTCCAAGCGTAATGGCTGTAGTATCTACATCTAAGGTAGATCTCTCTATGGCCGCCTTAATTAATGCCAATTTCTCTTGATAAGATACAACCCCTGTCTTAGGTCTCATTCTCAAAGGTACGACCTTATTAAATAATAAATTGATATACCTTTCTTCTTTACCCGAAGATTCGGACAGGTTCAAATCCCATACAGCGCCTGGAATGAACTTAGAGGCTTGGGCCTTGTCAACGTGGAATACCTCACTCAGCACAAATAAGAGGGGTACGTTAACATTACCGATATTTAAGATGAACTGTTGCGTCTTAGGGTAAAGCTCTATGTTTAAGTTACTGCCTATTTCAGTATTTACTTGGGCCATCAACTCATCATTGCTTTTATATCTATGGTATACGCCTTGCTTTAACAGCAAGAGGTTTGCAATAGCGTAGTTATTGCCATTATACACCATGGTGTGCTTTCCGGTTATGGCGAAAGAATCCATTAGAGGAAAGTTCCTCTCTTCATCTAATACTTTACCAGTAGCCTTGTCTTTGAGAATGAGATCGCCCCTAATAGGGTATGTCAGGCTCTTAGACTTAAGAATAGCGTCCTTCTCATCCTTCTTGGTATAGGACTTTTTGTCAACAAACACATTCTTAAGCTCAAGGATATACCTCTTATCCTCTATTGGGAATTGACCGATAATGCCCTGTATGGCCGCTAGGTCAGTGCGGTTTGATACATCCTCTGGGGATGTAAAGATATAATGAAGCTGTTTACCATCTGCGCTAACTGGCATATCTTACTCCGGTCTTTTTTCCAAATAAAAAGCAATGGTTACAAAGACTCCTTCATTGAAGTTATCCTTTCGCTCTAATAACCATGCAGAATCATCTTTAGGATCTAGGCATCTAGATAGTAGAGATTCTAATGACGTCAAGTCATCGGACATATCATCTATGACATATCTCTCCACCCGCACCCTATAGCTCGATAGGTCTCGGCCTGTACTCTTTATTTTAGACAGTAAAGGTGGCGGCAAACCATCTGTTGATGGTGCCTTGTCCACTTCTGTCATAGAGAATAGGTCTTTATTAGGTGTTGTACTCATTGCGTGTTACCTTCTGGATTGCCTTGTTGGGATGGATCTGGTTCAGGAGCCTGCGCTGCCATCTTCTCCATAAGCTCTCGTAGTAAACCTTCTAAGGCAGGATCTTGTTGATGTAATTGTAGCATGTATGATTGCTGCGTCATAGGATCCATGGCGGATAATTGTAAGAACAAATCAAATGCCTTGGCTTTTGCTTCCTCCAGCGTCGAATCTTTGTTGTCCCTATGCTGCTCTTTCTTAGCGGCTTCAAATCTAGCCCTAGTCATGGCAGCATCCACTTCAACCTTCATACGCTCACGCGCTTCAGCCTCCCGCTTCATGTTATCCAATTCTTTGTTGAAATCGATACCAACCGATGCCAGTGCGGTAGTATTAGATATAAGGTTACTACTCAGTAATGTAGGCATTAGATTCTTCAATAGGTCGTCGTCTGTTAGCTGGAAAGGGGTAAGCCCTACTTTTACTCGTTCTATACCTAAGAATGAAGTACTTTGATCAAATACCCAGTCGATAACCTCCATCAACTGTCTTACGTAATTCTCCATTGTGTTTCTTAACAATCGTAATCCTACAGTGGAGCTAGTCCAGTTAGTGGTGCCTGCCATCAATTCTCTAGATACGCCTAGGGACATCAGAACTGATTCCTCTGCTAGTTGTAACTCTTGAGCGACCAACAGGTTCTTACCCTCACCACCAATAGCTTGGTATCCCACTGGTACTGGAGAGATGACAGCTCTGTTTGGGTCTTGCTTGAATCTCTTAAGGTTGTCCTCCATATTGGATACAAAGTTACCCAAGCTAAGAGATACCATAGGATCTCCATTACCAGTCCCGGCCTGAGGGAATAAGACTCTCATAGGGGTCATATGCTCGGTAGCGATAGCTTCATTAGCCTTGCGTAACATGGCCTGGTGAAATACCAAAGAGTAAATAGACATAATGGGCGGTATGCACAATCCATCCTCTAATCTGCCAATAGACATATTAGACATATGGAATATCTTGCCTTCATCAAATTTAAAGTGCTTCTTCTCTTTGATACATTCTATCATTGCCAGAGGTAGGCTACTTGTAAATAGAGGATCCCCCAACATAACCTTTTTACGAACAGATGGGGGTACTTCATAGTAATGCTCAGACCGTCCAGTAACAGGGTTATGATTTACAGTGATATGGTTAGGATCCCATACGACGATGTTCATCTCCGACTCGGACTTGGAGAACACATCATGGATCTCGAAAGTACCGGAGTGGCTACATCCTTCTTTTACACAGGAACCTATGAACGTAAAGTTTTTAAACTTAATATTGCCTGATCTGGCAACATTATAGGACGTACTGCAGCTCGGGCATTTAGCCATACGCGTAAAGGGCATATACATAGACAAGAACACGTTGCCACGGGTGTAGAAATCGAACCCTATCGTATTTAAGGTGTGCTTTAGACGTAGGGATTTTACCAGCGACTTATACTTCTCCTCTAACTTTGGATTAGAAGTCTCAAAGGTGAAATCTGTAATAGGGTAAGTGGCGTGCTTTCTAATAACCTCAGCTGCAGTAGGGGATTGGGTAGTTATATAATCAGCCCAGCGCAATACTTCTTTAAAGTTGCGAGGCATAAACTGGTTAGCAACTGTGAAAAATGGATTAGGAATAAATCCCCTATTGAATGATCCTAAGGGAAATGGTCCCGGTGCAATATCGTTGAACATGAATAGATAACTCCGAACTGTATATGTCCTATTCTACACAAAATAAGTGAAACTGGTACAAGTATTTTAGATATAAGTTTAGTGGAGATTTACATGAACAATATCAGAGCTGTACACACCGAGCTAGTAAACGCGGCAGATACTCGTAGCTGGCTAATAGCGACGACTGCATGCATCTATCCGACAAGCTATAACACGGTACTTTCGCAGAGCATATGCGGAGAGCACTGGTGGTTACATACGTGTATCAAAGAAGGCGTGCCTATGTATCGTGGAGAGTGCTTGCCCCACGATAGTACCTGGAGTCCTTTCTATGAATAAAATACGTCGGATGATGTCTGGAAGGATGGATGCTAAGCGGTGTTTTCTACGTATGGTACCAGAAATAGAGCACTACCCCAACCATACAGAATTACGAATATATTCCATACAACCTATGATGATGGTGATATGCTGTTATAGAGTAGCTATCTTCTGCGATAGAGGAGTAACTGTCAATCTATGGCCTACTAGGAAGAACGTAGATGCTTGGTGGTGTAGATATGAATAATATACGGTTTGCCGTAGCCAACAATGCGTGTCTATACTATGTGTTCGTAGGGGCCTGTCCTACACTTGTAGGAGGGCTAGGTCCTACATCTTCCTTTTTACGCATGAAGATCTATGGTATAGCAGACTTCATACATATAAATAGCTACGCTATCATCCTTACAACTAAAGAGAAACCCTTCGTCCACATCCTATACTCAACAAAATCCCTGTCATCTTGGAGTCCTTGCTATGAACATTTACCGCCAAAGACCGAAGCACCA